TTTTGAATCTGTTTCCAAGACTAACAATCCCTGTTTACTCGATTTTATCCAGCCATTGAGTTTGTGTAAATGGGCTTTGATCGGTCATTTGGCAAGAATAACCAAACACCCCGCTATGGTTATTCGCGAGTTTTCGTCGCAAGGAAAAACTGCATTGATGACCGCCCCTAACCATCGCTTAGAGACACCATGCCCACCACCCGCGAAACCACCCTTTCCGCCCTCTACACAACCCTGCAGACCATCCCCGGCACCGTGATCCAGCGCGGCGAGGTGCTGCCCGAGCGGGTGCCGGCCGGCGGCCTCGTGATCTTGCGCGACGGCGAACCCGGGGAACCCGAGGTGACGCTGTCGCCGCTGCGGTACCACTATGAACACAGGGTGGAACTGGAGGTGGCGGTGCAGGGCAAGGTCTCCGCTGACCGGGATGCGGCCTTCGGCGCCCTGACCTTGGCCATTGGTTCGGCTCTCGCAACTGATCGAACGCTCGGGGGGCTTTGCGACTGGGTCGAGGCGGAAGCGCCACGGCCGGTGGATCTGCCCGTCGAGGGTGGGCAAGCGCTGAAGGCCGCCGTCATCCCGGTGGTGCTGCACTATTCCACGGCCAACCCCCTGACCTGACCCCTCTCACAAACCGAAAGGACAAACCCATGCCCCGTGCACAAGGCGCGCGGTCGCAGCTGGCGGCCGCGTTTGAAACCACCTATGGAACCGCACCGGCGTCCGGCTTCATGCAGATGCCCTTTGCCAGCGCCTCGCTTGGGGCCGAACAGCCTCTGCTGGCCTCCGAGCTTCTTGGATACGGCCGTGACCCGCTGGCCCCGATCAAGGACGCAGTCACGGCAGATGGCGACATCAAGGTGCCGCTCGATGCCGAGGCTTTCGGCTTCTGGCTCAAGGCGGCCTTTGGCAATCCGACGACCACCGGCACCACCAACAAGACGCACACCTTCAAGTCCGGTTCCTGGAACCTGCCCAGCATGGCGATCGAGGTGGCCATGCCGGAGATCCCCCGCTTTGCCATGTATACGGGCTGCGTGCTGGACCAGCTGAGCCTGCAGATGCAACGCTCCGGCCTGTTGACTGCGGACGTCAAGCTGGTGGCCCAGGGCGAGAATGTCGCCACGGCCACGGCGGCCGGGACGCCGACGGCATATGCGCTGCAGCGGTTCGGCCACTTCAACGGCGCGATCAAGCGCAATGGCACGGCGCTGGGAAATATCGTCTCGGCCGACCTGACCTATTCCAACAATGTCGAACGGATCGAGACCATCCGCTCGGACGGGCGCATCGACGGGGCCGATCCTTCCATTGCTGCGCTGACCGGCAAGATCGATGTGCGGTTCGCGGACAATACCCTCATGACCCAGGCGCTGAACGGAACCTCGGCCAGCCTTGAGTTCTCCTGGGTGATCTCGGCCAATCTCAGCCTGACCATCACCGCCCATGCGGTCTACCTGCCGCGGCCCCGTGTCGAGATCCAGGGCCCGCAGGGCATCCAGGCCAGTTTCGACTGGCAGGCGGCATACGACAGCGTGGCCGGGCAGATGTGCACGGTGGAACTCAAGAACCAGGTGAGCAGTTATTGACCATGCTGAAACTCGATCTTTCCAATGAACCCGCGTGGCTGGATCTTGGCCATGGGGTGCGGGTGCAACTCCGTCCCCTGACCACCGCGCTGATGGTGGCAGCGCGAAACGACCCGGCGGTGCAGAATTTGCCCGAGGATGCCGGTGACGAGGAAAGCGCGCTGGCTTTTGCCAAGGCGCTGGCCAGGATCGCGATCATTGACTGGGAGGGTGTTGGCAATGCCGACGGCAATCCCATCCCCATCAGCCCCGAAGCTATTGATGCCCTGCTCGATCTCTGGCCCCTCTTCGAGGCGTTCCAGACCGGCTATGTGGCGAAGGGCCTGCTGCTGGAACAGGAAAAAAACGCCTCCGCGCTCTCGCCGAATGGATCTTCGGCGGGGGCGAGGGATACTGCGCGGCCTGCCAGGGCCTCTGCGAAGACTGCCCGCAAAGGCTGAATGCGCCGCAGACAATCGAGGGCATGCAGGTGTGGGATCTGGTGGGGCGCCTCGGCGGGCAACTACGCGTGGCGCCCTCAGGCGGTGTCCTTGGCTGGGACATGGGCGCAGCACTGGCGCTTGCCCGGGCGCTGGGCGTCGATCCCGCGCCGGTCGCAGAACTGCTGCCGGCCGTCGAGGCGGTGATGGTGGGCACGCTGAATGAGCGGATCGCGTCAGGCGACCTTGAGCGGGGTGATCTCTGACACGTCCACCTGTTCGCGGGCTCTGGCCAGGTCCCAAGCCCGCTGCAGGTTAAGCCAGTATTCCGGCGTGGTGCCGAAAAACTTCGCAAGCCGCATGGCGGTGTCGGCAGAAACCCCGGTCTCGCCCTTGACCAGCCGCTCGATCCGGGTGCGCGGCACGTGCAACTCCCGAGCCAGCGCAATCGCGCTCATGCCCAGCGGGTCAAGGTAGAGTTCCTTCAGAACCTCACCCGGGTGCGACGGGGCTTGCAACATGGTCATCTCGTTTCCTTTCCCGTGGACCCTCAATGGTAGTCCACGATCTCGACATCGGCCGGACCTTCGTCGGTCCAGCGAAAGCAGATGCGCCACTGGTCGTTGATCCTGACCGAATGCTGCCCGGCGCGGTCGCCCTTGAGTTCCTCGAGATGGTTGCCCGGGGGAAACCGCAGATCCTCGAGTACGACGGCCGCGTTCAGTGCCGACAGCATGGCGCGTGTCCGTTTCACCAAGGTAGCGGGAAAGCCCTTGCCGTATTTGCCGCGCATGGCGCTCGCGGCCAGCTTTCCCTTCACGCTGATGATCATGGATAAGTATGTATCATATCGTGATACATGGCGCAAGAGACAACAGGCACCGTGTGGTGCCGCAACATCGGGTTAACACGGCATGGCAGAAAAACGCATCAGCGTCCGCCTCGCCGCGGTGGGCGGCAAGCAGGTGCGGGCCGAGCTCGAGGGCATCGGTGAAGCTGGCAAGCGCGGCTTTGGCAAGGCCTCGCGCGAGATGGAGATCGCCAATGCGCGGCTGGCGAAGTTTGCGCGGCGCGCGAAGATCGCGGCCGGGATCATGGCGGCGGCGGCCGTCAGCGCTAGCGTGGCCATGGTCCGCTCCGGGCTGCAGGTGATCGATGAGCAGGCCAAGCTGGCCGCCAGCCTCGGCACCACCACCGAGAGCCTGCAGGTGCTGGCGCGGGCCGCCGATCTGGCGGGCGTGTCGCAAGGCGAAGTCGAGCAGGCAACGATCATGATGACCAAGAGCCTGTCCCAGGCGGCGCGGGGCACCGGGCCCGCGGTGAAGGCGCTCGAGCAACTGCACCTGTCGGCTGCCGATCTTGCCAGACTGCCGATCGACGAGAAGCTGACGAAGATTCAGGACGCGATCCAGAGTTACATCCCCGCCGCACAGCGTGCCGCCGTTGCCTCGCAGATCTTCGGGGCGCGGGCAGGGCTGATCTTCTCGCGCATCGACAGCGCGACGCTCAGGCTTGCCACGCAGGACGTGCGGGACTTCGGAGTGGCGGTCTCCGAGCAGGACGCAGCCCAGATTCAGCGCACCAATGACGCGCTGAGCCGCATGGGGCTGCTGTGGCGCGGCATTGCCAACCAGCTGGCAGTGGCCGCTGCGCCCGCGCTTGAGGCCATGGCGGATGCTTTCGCCGCCATCGGCAAGACGACCGGCCCGCTCGGGCGTGCGATCAAGGGCTTGTTCAATCATATCGGCGAGATTGCCACCATTGCCGCGACCTTTGCAGGCATTCTCGGCGTGCGTCTTTTCGCGTCCCTGACCGCGGCCGCGCTGGGCGTGGGCAAGCTGGCGCTCTCCATGAAGGTGCTGCGCGCGGCCATCATCCGCACCGGTATCGGCGCGCTCATCGTTGGTGCGGGCGAGCTGATCTACTGGTTCGGGCGCCTCGCGCGCGGCGCGGGCGGGTTCGGCGAGGCCCTGCGCCTGATGAAGAATGTCGCCGTCGAGGTGTGGGAGCGGGTGAAACTGGGCGCCAGATCCCTCGGTCTGTCGCTAGCGTCTGTGTGGACCACGATTCAGACCGGCTGGCTGCGCATGCTGGCGCGCATCCAGAAAGGCTGGGCGGATTTCCTGCACAAGGTGGCTGGGGGTCTGCGCGATGTGCCGGGGATGGACAAGGTGGCGCTCAAGCTGGGTGGCGCGGCCATTGATGCCGGGACCGCCTATTACGAAATGGCAGCGGCCGCCGATGCCGCGCGGGGCAAGGCTGACAGGCTGGCAGTGTCGGCCAGGGACGCGGCCAAGGCGGCAATCGCGCCGCTCAAATCCGTGCAGGCGCTGCGGGACGCGCTAAAAACCGCCGGTAAGGATGGAGCCGATGCGCTCGCACGCACGAATTCCGCCGCTGGCGAGATAGCAACATCCGTCGCCAGGGCCGGTGGCGCAGCGAAGAAAGCGGCTGATGTGGCGAAGTCTGCCTGGGAAACGGCAGCCACATCGCTGAAGGATTACGCCACCAAAGCCATGGATCTCGGCAAGGGGCTGGGCGACACGTTGGTCGGGGCGTTTTCCAGTGCCGAGCAGGCGATTGGCGAGTTCGTGCGCACGGGCAAGCTGGATTTCCGCTCGATGGTCACCTCGATGCTGGCCGGCATGGCGAAGCTCTCTGCCCGGCGCTTCATCCTAGGCCCTCTGGCGAATGCGCTATCTGGTGCGCTGGGCAACCTCGGAGGCGTGTTTGCGCCGGTCATGCACGCAGGCGGCATGGTGGGATCACCAATGCCACAGCGCATGGTGCCAGCCATGGCTTTTGCAGACGCGCCTCGGCTACACGCCGGCGGCTTTGCCGGCCTCCGCCCCGGCGAGGTGCCGGCGATCCTGCAACGGGGCGAGCGGGTTCTGAGCCGGCGCGAAGTTGCCGCCGGCGTCGGCAATGCCCCCGTCAACATCACCATCCAGACCCGTGATGCCGAGAGCTTCCGGCAATCGCGCGCGCAGGTGGCGGCCGACATTGCGCGGGCGGTTTCGCTGGGCAGAAGGGGAATGTGAGCCATGGCGTTTCACGAGGTGCGCTTTCCCGACAATATCAGCCGCGGCGCCCGCGGCGGCCCCGAGCGGCGCACGCAGATCGTTGAACTCGCTTCGGGCGACGAGGAACGCAACGCCAGCTGGGCAAATTCGCGCCGGCGCTATGACGCGGCCTATGGCATCCGCCGAGCCGATGACCTCGCCGCCGTCGTCGCCTTCTTCGAGGCCCGCAACGGGCGGCTCTACGGTTTCCGCTGGAAGGACTGGGCCGACTTCAAGTCCTGCCTGCCGTCAAAGACGCCGGCTGCCACGGATCAGGCCATCGGTACGGGCGATGGTGCCACGACCGATTTCCAGCTGGTGAAGGTCTACACGTCTGGCGCCCAGACATGGACACGCATGATCACCAAGCCCGTCGCGGGCACGGTTCTGGTCGCCGTCGACGGCACCGAGCAGACCTCCGGCTGGTCGGTCGACACTACCACCGGCATCGTCAGCTTCACCACGGCCCCGACCGCGGGTGCCGCGATCACCGCAGGCTTCGAGTTCGACGTGCCGGTGCGTTTTGATACCGACACGCTCGACGTCACCCTCAACATCGAGCGCCTTGGCTCCATCACATCCATTCCCCTGATCGAGGTTCGCAGATGACAACGCGCATGACCGCACAGAGAATGACCGACCGCGGGCTGCTGACCCTTGCCCGCTTTGAGGGGCTGGTGCCTGGGCCTTACCTGGACGCCGCCGGTACCTGGACTTTTGGCATTGGCCACACGGCGGAGGCAGGGCCGCCGGATCCGGCGGTGATGCCTCGGGGCATGCCTGTGGACCTGGACGCCGCGATCCGCGAGGCGTTCCGCATCTTCCGGTCCGATCTCGCGCGTTACGAGGCCGACGTCCTGCGCGCCGTCACAGTTCCGCTCAAGCGGCACGAGTTCGATGCGCTGGTTTCGTTCCATTACAACACGGGTGGCATTGCTCGCGCGGTGCTGACCCGGCATCTCAATACGGGCAATCGCGTTGCGGCTGCCAACGCGATTTTGTACTGGCGCAGGCCGGCCTCGGTCATTCCGCGCCGCGAGGCCGAGCGGGACCTGTTCCGCGAGGGCCGCTATCCGACAGGCCCGATCCCGGTCTGGGGTGTGGACGCGCAGGGACGGGTGGATTTCTCCCAGCCGGTCCGGCGGCTGAGCGAAGACGCGGCGCTGACATTGTTGCGGCCCACGCATTCCGAACCCGATGCGCCGACCGGATTGCTGTCCCGCCTCGCCGCCATCCTTTCCCGCCTGTTCCGAAGGAGCTGACCATATGCGTTACATCCGACCGACCTCGCTGACGTGGTGGGCGGGGTGCCTTGCCATGCTCACTGGCGCTGCCTCCGTCGCTCTACCCGCCACCGGCCCGCTTGGCGAACTGTCCCGCCTTGTTGCACTGCTGGCCGGCACCGGCGATGCCTCGCCCGCCGGGCTGATCTTCCTCGGCCTCGGCCTGATCGGCCTGCGCGATCGGATCGAACGGGGGTTCCGCGGTGATGAGTGAGATCGTGGCTCTGATATTCGCGCTCCTCGGCATCATCGCCGGCCTTGCCGCCCTGATCCGCCAAGCGCGCAGGCGGGGCGCGGCCGAGGAACAGGCACGCCGCGCGCGTCAGGATCGGGAAGTAGCGGCTGCCACAAGACGGAGGATGGATGATGCGGCGACTGACATGGGCGATGATCCCGCTGTTCTTCGCGACTGGCTGCGCACCCGTGGCCGTCAGTGACTCGGCCCTTTGCTCTGGGCTTGAGCGCCCGGTCGCGGCACATGCAGCGGCATTGGCCGAGGATGGTGGGCCGAAATCGGTCGTGACCGGGGCACGCCTCATCCGCCTGATTGACGCCGGCTGCGGGAGGACGCGTTGAAGACCCTTCCCACCGGTCTGCAGGCCCACATTGATTCCGGCACCACCACGCTTGCCTGGTGCTGGCGGATCACCCGCGCGGACGGGCAGGTGTTCGGCTTTACCGACCACGACCTGCCGCTCACCTTCGAGGGCACAACGTTTGAGCCCGAGAGCGGCTTCACGGCGTCGGAGATCAGGACCGGCTCCGACCTCTCGGTCGATGCGCAGGACGCCGAGGGTGTGCTGACGTCGGCGACGATCACCGAGACCGACATCCTTGATGGGCGCTGGGACAATGCCGAGGTCGAAATCTGGTGGGTGAACTGGCAGGACGTGAGCCAGCGCGTGCTGATGCGTCGGGGCGCGATCGGCCAGGTCCGGCGCGGGCGGGTGCAGTTCGTGGCCGAGATGCGCTCGCTCGCGCATGTGCTGAACCAGACCGTCGGGCGGACCTTCCAGGCCACCTGCGACGCGTCACTGGGCGACGCTCGCTGCGGCGTGAATCTGAATGATCCGGCCTATAAGGGGGCTGGAACCGTGGTGACGGTCATGAGCGACCGGTCGTTTACCGTGTCTGGACTGTCAGGATTCTCGGACGGCTGGTTCGCGCTGG